GAAAGTTATGGTCGTAGCGCAGGAGAGGCGTAAGAGCGCATGAGTGATTCTGCGAACGACGGCAAAGCGCCGGTGGAGAAGAATCCGGAAGCCGGACGCGTGGTCCGGATCGTCGAGGCGTATCGCAAAGAGGCCGAAGAAGCGCGCCGACCGCGCATGCAGATCAATGATCGGAACTTTGATTTCTACCACCTGAAGCAGGACTATTCGCACAAACGTCAGGGCCAGTCGCGTGAGTTCCTTCCCAAGCAGGCGATGGCCGTCGAGCAAATCGTCTCGTTCGTACATCAAGGGCTTATCGACTTGGGCGATTGGTTCTCGATCGAGCCGAAGCCTGGAAACGCGAAGCCGCTTATGACACGCGACGAAGCGCGCGCGGTCATTCGCAAGTGCCTCGACGAGACGAACTTCTTCACGTTCATTCAGGACGCGCTCAAATCGGGTCTTCTCGGCTCGCTCATGATCGCGAAGGTTCACGGGCGGATGTTCGAGAATCCGACGTTTTTTACGGAGAAAAAGCGTTCGTTCCTAGGCAGCGTGTTTTCGCTCAAGAAGGCGAAGAAGGAGTCTTGGCGCTGCGTCGTGGATTTGGTACGCCAGCGCGATTTCTTTCCTGACCCGACAGGCGAAGGTCTTTACGTGCTTCAAGATATCGAGCTCGATCTGTGGCAGCTCAAGGAAATGGCGCGCGCCCGGCCGGACATTTACGACGTTAGTGTCATCGATTCTCTTGGCGCCGACGCGGCGAAGACGACGCGTGATTATCGCGAAAAAGAGTCCGGACAACCGCCCGTGATGCACGCGTTTCGCCAACGCGTCGTGATGACCGAAGCATGGGGCACGCTCGTTGATGAATCCGGCGCGGTCGTTCAGCGTAATGGCGTTTGCGCCATAGCCAATGGACGCTTGATTCGCAAACCAGCGCCTAATCCGTTCTGGCATGGACAGCCGCCTTACGTCGTCGCTCCGATCTTTCGCGTTCCACACAGCGTTTGGCACAAGGCGCTCATGGACGCACCGACCGCGCTGAATCAGGCGCAGAACGAGCTCTACAACTTGATTCTCGACAGCGGTCTAGCGAGCGTATTCGGCGTGCGTCAGGTTCGCGAAGCATGGATCTCCAACGCCGATGAGCTTGCGAACGGTATCGCGCCGAATGCCGTGATCAAGGTCAATACGCAGTGTCCGCCCGGTGCGAAGGCCGTCGAGCAGGTCGCGACGGGCACGCTCGGTCAGGAAGCGCTCAGCGTTTACAACATGACGAACGCGGAGCTTCAGGCCGCAGCACTGTCGTCGGATCTTCGTCAAGGCGTTCTGCCGTCGCGGTCGGTTAAAGCGACCGAAGTCGTCGAGTCGTCGAATTCGATCACGAGCGTTTTCACGGGCGTCGGAAAGACGATCGAAGATTCGTTCATACGCAAGCTTCTTGAGATGATCTGGCTGACGAAGATGCAGCACGCGGACGACTTTGATTCGCCTGACTACATCGCGCTGTTCGGCGAGGCGCGGGCGAGAGAACTTGCCGCAGTGAGTCCAGAAGAGCGCTTCGCTCGGACCGTCGCCGGGCATACGTTCAACGTTTTCGGGATCACGCAGACGCTCAATAAGATCAAGGACTTTCGCAAGCTCACGTCGTTTCTTCAGACGATCAGCGGCTCGCAGCAGCTTAGCGAAGAGTTCCAGAAGCGCTTCGATCCGTCGAAGCTGCTCGACGAGATCATGAAATCTCTGGACATTAACACGGATCGCATTAAGCTAGACGAAGCGGATCATGTGATGAATAAGCTCGGAGAAGCGCAGCGAGCAGGAAGCGAGCCGCCTGGCGGACCTGACGTTCAGAGTCAAGTCCCTCAAGCGGCAGCGAGTTCTCCGGAAGGATCGCTGGCGGAAATTCCAAGGATGGCATTTCCGAACAGCGTGAAGAACGCGTAGGACGCGCGTAGGCGAAAACGAAGTACGGTTCAAGGGAGAACCGGTGCGAAAAGCATGGACCAAGCGCAAGAAGCGCAGTTGAGTTCGATCAGTAAAGGCCGTTCGGCCGAACTCGCGTGGTCCGTATTCCGCCCGATCATCGAATCACAGAAAGTCGCAGCGCTTCTTCGCGCGACACAGGCGTATCGTGCGCGCGAGGGCGCCGCGGTCATTGAGCGCGAAGTCGCGATTCTCTGCGCCATCGAAGACCTCGAAGTTCAAATCACGCAGTTCGTAAACCAAGGAAGACGGGCGGAAGCAAAGGTCTTGAATGGCTGAGCAGAACGCGCAGAACGAAGAACAAGTCGCCGAACTCGTCGGCTTGAAGTTGCCGGATCTCAACGCTGCTCCAGCGCCCGCGCTGGAAGCGTTTGACGAGCCGGATTTGAGTCCGCCCGTTGACGGCGGCGAAGCTCCGGCGCCCGCGTCAGCGCCGCTCTATCGTGGTCTGCTCAAGACGATCAACGATCCGGCAGAGCTTGCGACGTACGCCGCAGAGCTCGAACGTAAGCAGATCGAGGCCGAGGCAGAACTGCGAACGCTCAAACAGACGCGTGCTCAAGTAGCGCCAGCGGACCCGACGCCTGCGCCGGTCGCTGCGAAGAAGTACGCCGAGAAGCTTTTCGTCGATCCGGACGCTGCGATCGAAGAGCTCAAGAGCGAGATCAAAAGCGAAATCGCGCAGTCGAGTGCGAAGAAGGCCGAAGAAAAGGCGTTCTGGGACGGCTTCTACGTGGAGAATGCGGATCTGGCCGGACTCGAAGACATCGTGCAGATGACGCTCTACAAGAATCAGGCGAATTGGGCGTCGCTTCCGGTCAGTCAGGCAGCGAAGCTTCTTGCGACCGAAGCGCGTGCGTACGTCGCGCGCGTTCGTACGCGCGGCGAGCGCGTTGAGACGCTTCCTGGTGCTCCGGCCGCAGTCGCCGGTGCGACGACGGGCAGCGCACCGCGCGTTGTCGTCGAAGCGAAGCCGAAGACGTTTACCGAACAACTCAAAGAGCGCAGGGATGCGAGGAAAAGGGCGTGATCAAACGCACTGAACGAATCACGGTCAAGGGAGGACCGAATCAATGAGCTTTACCTGGACGTTTGACGCTCCTACGGGCGTCTATAAGAATCACGAGATGAGCGAGAAGCTGCGCGATGCGGCTATCGCCGAAACGAAGTTCATGCAGTTCGTTTCGCCCGAGCCGGGCTACGGGAAGAAGATGGGCGAGTCGATTACGATTACGCGCGTCTCGAACCTGGCCGAGCCAACGAACGGACGCTTGGTCGAGGGCCAGAAGATCGGCGAAGACGCGCTGTCGATGAGCACAGTCGCGATCACGGTCAGCGAGTGGGGGCGTTCGGTCCCGTACACGTCGTATGCCGAAGACCTGGGCAAGTTCGACGTTTCGAACATCGTTCAGAAGGAGCTCAAGAAGCAGATGCAGCTCGTTCTCGACAGCGCCGCCGCTGCGCCGTTTAAGAGCACGAGCGCGAAGGTTAAGGCGATTCCGACCGGCGTCGCCGCGCTGACCTTCGACACCGACGGTACGCCTTCTTCGCAGGCGACCGTGAACCTCAACGTCTACCACGTTGAGCAGATCCGCGATTACATGTTCGGCACGCTGCACGTACCTCCGTACGAAGGCGACGACTACATCGGCTTGGTCTCGACCAAAGGCAAGCGCGGTCTGATGAGCGATCCGGCCTGGGAAATCTGGCACAAGTACACGGACCCTGCGTCGAAGTACAACAGCGAGATCGGTCGGCTTGAGAACATTCGCTTCATTGAGATCGGCAATGCGAATGCGCTCTCGGGCTCGAAGGGCCTCAACGGCGTTCTGGGCGAATGCGTCGTGTTCGGCGAAGACGCCGTAAGCATGGCCGTTGCCGAAGATCCGCACCTGCGCTTGGCGATTCCTGGCGATTACGGTCGTCAGAAGGGCGTCGCTTGGTACGGAATTCTGGAATTCGGCGTGGTTTGGGACACGGCGAACGCGGGTGAAGCCCGAATCGTTCACGTTACGTCTTCGTAAGGGAGGGAGATGCAATGAGTTACGTTTTCAATGGCGGTTATGGAATGTTTTTCAAGCCCCTGGCGCTGCTCAACGCCGCGACCGTCGTGGTCGACGGGGAGATCGATATCGGCGCTTCGAGCGGAACGCACGGCGAGCTGCTTTGTTTCAAAGCATGCCGTGTCACGCGGGTTATGTTCCTCCTGACCTCTGAGCAGGCCGGTGGAACAAGCGTTGCTCCGACAGTCGTGTTCAAGAAGCATCCAACGCCTCTTTCGGCGACGGGTGCGACTACGATCGGCACGCTGACGATTCCTGATGCGACTGCCGTCGGCAAATGCGTGTACAAGGACATCACGCCGGTGTCGTTCACGCCTGGCGATACGATCGAGATTTCCTGGACCATCGGTACGGGAACTCCGACAGGTATCGGCATGTGGGGTTTGATCGCCGAAGAGTCGCCGGAAACGCCCGCGAACGTCTCGGACATGATCGCAAGCGCCTAAGAGCGCAGAAAGGACGTTGAATGGCTGATTTAGCCGCAACGGATATCACGGTTACGGTCCTGAGTCGTTCGGAAGGAGACAAGAACGGGCGCTATTTGAATCTCCAGCTTGCTTTCGGAGACGGCGCTCTGACGTATCCTTCTGGCGGCGTTCCGATCTCAAAGGCCGCGCTTGGTTGTCCGAACGTCATCGACTCGCTCGTCGTCTACGACAAAGGAACGTCGGGCTACGAGTGGTCGTACGATCGGGCGAACGAAAAGCTCGTCGCGCTTTATCAGGCGTCGCAGACCGCGACTGCCGCTGCTCAGGTCATTACCGTTGCAGCGCATTCGCATACGCTGAACCTGAAAAACGCGGCTGTCGCTGACAGCGCTGACGCTCGCGTAAACGCCGGGTCGAACTTACTCGGCGCGAACACGGGCAGCGATATTACGATCGCAGGAAACGGCGCGAACGGAGGTATTGCGAATACGACTGCTACGGCGACCGCTGCGACATCGAGCGTTCCCGTTGCTGCGGGCGTGCTCGCTCAGCCTTCGACCGTTGCGATTGCCGCGCAGACGCTCAAAGTTCGCGTAATCGGTTACTGAAAACGCGAGTCGCGTAAGCGACGGAAGACCGGGCGGGGATTGAAGGAGCTGTCATGGAAGAGAAAGAGTCGCAGTCGTTTGACCTGAGAACGCATATTCGAGATCCGAAGCGAGGTGTCGTGGTTCGAAAGCAGCCTTATCGGCTCGAAATCGTCGACGGCGTTCGAACGTACATACGTGACGGTTTGCGTTATCACGAGGACGGAACGCTCGTCGCGGGTCAGATCAGCGAGGCAGAGCCGAAGCTCGGCGCTGTCGTAGGGCCGGTCTCGAAGCCTAAGGACGGTGTCGCGTGAGCAAGCGGCCTCCGTTTCAACCGTTTCACCTGGGTTATTCCACGCGTGGGACGGTCGCAGCGCTGAGTCCGCCCGCGGGAAAGCAGCTCAAGGTCTATCTGGCGAATGTGCAGAATCGGACCGGAAGCGCGATCGACGCCGGGATTTGCGT